AGAGTTTATGGAATCCGAGTGTATGATTCCTTACGTTCAGCTTAAGGGTATGAATGACTATCAAGGTTTTGGTTCAGGAGTAACGTACTACAGACGCTATGCACTAAGTTCTGCACTTGGTTTAGTTACCGACAAAGACACGGATGCTTCAGGCGAACAAGTAAAGACGGAAAAGAAACTGCCTACGATTGACCAAAAGCGATTTGCCGCAGCAGTACAATCTATTGCCAAAGGAGAATACACAAGAGCTAAACTCGAAGCATCATTCTCATTAACTGATGGTCAAATTGATATGCTCAACGCACTATGAAAGCTCTCAAGATTCGATGTTCTGCCATTGGAAAAATAATGGCGACACCACGTTCAAAAAGCGAACTACTAAGCCAAACTGCTAAATCTTACATTCACGAACTTGTGTTGGAAGAGAAATACGGCATCCGTAAGGAGTTTTCAAGCCGTTACACAGACAAAGGCAATGCAGTTGAGGATTTATCCATCTCACTTGTCAATGATGTCTTAGACGTAAAATTTATTTACAAGAATGAGGAGTACTTTGAGAATGATTGGATAAAAGGAACACCTGACGTAAACACGGAGGAAGTACTTTTAGACGTAAAATCAAGTTGGGATGCTACTACCTTTCCGTTTTTTGACACCGAGATACCTAACAAAGACTATTTCTATCAGCTTCAGGGTTATATGTGGCTTACTGGCAAGACTCAATCAATGCTTTGTTACTGCCTTGTAGACACTCCGATTGATATGGTTGAAGACGAAATCCGCAGGGCCCATTGGAAGTTACACAAGATTGAAGAAGACTTAGACTTGAGAGAGGAGATTCTACGTAAACACGAGTTCAGTCAAGTGCCTAAGAACCGAAGAGTAAAAGTTTTCTACGTACAAAAAGACGAACAAGTAATCGAAGCCATCAAAGAAAAGATAGATATTTGTCGTGAGTATTACAATGCCTTAATGAAATTCCTATGAACCAGAAAGTAGAAGACCCAATTGTCCTAAAAGTAATGAGCAAGTTTTATGACCGCTCACAACGAGGAATAGAGAAGTATGGTACAATGTTAACACGAACTGATTTAAGTGCGTTAGAATGGCTTACACACCTACAAGACGAACTAATGGACGCGACTTTATATGTAGAACGACTAAAAGACGAAGTAAAAACCTTTAAACAAGACCAATGAAAATAATACACGGAGAAGTTATCGAAAAACTAAAAGAGCTTCAGGATAACTCTATTGACTGCGTTATTACGAGCCCTCCTTATTGGAAAGGTTTTGGATATGAAGCATATTTTAATTCTTATGCACAATACTTAAGGTGGTCTGAACAATGGTTTAAAGAAATTAAAAGAGTTCTAAAACCAAATGGCACTTTTTACTTGAATGTTATTAATGATTCCGAAATAACAATTAGAGCATTTGAGTTAATGCAAATAGCTACAGAGATACTTATGTTTAAATTGCACGACACAATAATTTGGTATAGGTATAATCAACAACCAGCTAACACGAATAGGCAATTAACTAATCAATGCGAGTATATTTTTATGTTGAGGCACACTTCGGATGGCGTTGATATGAATAAGAAAGACGCATTTAATTTAAACCCACAAATATTTAAAACGAAAAATGTAGGTAATGTTTGGGAAATACCCTTTAATAGTGGTGCAAAAGCTCAAGTTGAATTTGGTAGAAAGGAAACAAAATCTAAGTTTGGACATAGTGGCTTTCCGCTTGAAATACCTGAAACTTGTATTGCATTAAGCACAAAAGAAAATGATGTCGTTTTAGATTGTTTTTTAGGAACTGGACAAAGTGCTTTAGCTGCTATGAAATTGAATAGAAACTTCATAGGAATTGACTTAGACGAAAATGCAATTAATATATCAAAAAAACGAATAGAAACCTTTAAACAACAAGAACAATGATAGCATTATTTATAGTACCAATTGTATTGGTAGCATTCGTGTTTTTCTATTTGGGAAAGAACCAAGAAAGAATTGAATGGAACAAACTAATTAAAGACGGAATATTACCTAAACCTAAAAAAGAAGAACAATGAAAACAAAACAACAAAGTAACTATAGTGGTGTCGAAGAGGATTTATCACTAAAAGCATTAGCAGTATTTTTTCTAATTGGAGTAATAACCACATTAGTTTTTTCATTAGTATTATTTAACCTTTAAACAACAAGAACAATGAAACTAAACAAAGACGACAGACGTGAAGAAATGGCTGCTTATGGAACTATTGTACTGATGTCAGTAGTTCTAACATTAATCATAGCAGCAATAATTAGTAACCTTTTAAATTAAATACAATGGAAAACAAGTTAAACACTGGAGCAATCTTTAAAAACGACAAAAAGACGAGCGACAAGCACCCTGATTACAGAGGTAAAGTAAACGTAAACGGAAAAGAAATGGAAGTAGCCCTTTGGGTAAAGCAAGGTAAAAACGGAAGCTTTTTCTCAGCAGCATTCTCTGAGCCTTATGTAGCACCTGCTGAACGTGCACCAATCGGAGATAGTATTGATGATGACCTACCTTTCTGATATGTACATAAATGATTCAGACTTACGGAAGCAGATTCACATAATCCTTAATAGGAAAACACGAAACCAAATAGTTGAGGAGATAAAACAATCAGGTGTAAAGATGCACCACTTCCAAGTAAACAACTTTCTAAACGGTAAAGACGTCACTCTAAGCACACTTCACAAGCTGGATAGATACGTAAGCCGAGAGATTTATTTGAATGATTTAGAGCCACTTTAACGAGTGGCTTTTTTTGTAGGCAACTTGTTAGATTAAAATATAGTCATATATTTGTTTAGAAATTAACCAACTATGGATGCACTTACAATACTATCTAAGCACCACAAAGAGTGGGTAGGCATAGTGAAAGGCTTTGGCGAAGTGGACTATGCAGATGATGTAGTGCAAGACGTTTATATCCGACTACATAAATACGAATATCTTGAAAAAATAATCAAAGACGGAGAACCAAACAGAGCTTTGATGTGGATTATGCTCAGGAATGCTACTCATACGAATAACAAAAAGTATTTTAAGGAGTTAATATGTGTAGACGAGTTGAGAGATGTGGCAGACGAAACACCAGAGATAGAGAAACACGAAGCATACGAAAGATTAGATGCAAGAATAAAACAAGAGATACTGAATTGGCATTGGTACGACACTAAACTATTCACTCTCTATCTCAAAGAAGATATGTCAATGAGAGACATTGCAAGCGAAACCAACATCAGTCTTACATCAATATACAACACATTAAAGAACTGTAAGGAACGTCTAAGAGAAAACGTAGGCGATGATTGGGAGGATTTCTTAAATAAAGATTTTGAATTAATATAAAACATATGGCAAAGAGACAAGTGAAAAAATCTACTGGCTTAGGCGATACAGTAGAGAAAGTATTAGAGGCAACTGGAATTGCATCAGTAGCTAAATTCGTTTTAGGCGAAGATTGTAACTGCGAGGAGCGTAAAAAGAAACTCAATGAGTTATTCCCGTACAGAAACACGAACTGCTTAACTGAAGAGGAATACACTTGGTTAAACGAATCAGGAGTACTTACTCAACAAACATTCAGGCCTACTGAACAAACGAGATTGATTGCAATTTACAACCGTGTCTTTAACTTACGTCAAGAGCCTACATCTTGTGCTTCTTGTTTCCGTGAGATTGTAATGAAGATGCAAAAGGTATTTGAAGAGTACAAAGGATGAGATACTACATATTAGACTACGGCAAAGATTTGATTGAGTATGCCCAATCTTTATCGGAAAGGATACGAAAAGACGGACACCACTTAATTGAATACTTCACAGATGCTGATGGTTTAATGTGCTTAGAAGAGCTAACAGAAGACGAATTCTTAGACCACTTTAAAAAAGTAAAAGATGCCTTTACCGACACCACTACCTAAAGAACAAAAAGGAGAATTTCTCCAAAGATGTATGATGGATGATACTATGGTCAGAGAATACAAAGACCAAGACCAGAGATACGCAATATGTAGAAACCAAATAGAAAAACACGAACTAACAAATGGCAAAAGTAGGAAGACCACGAAAAATAGATAGTCCTGAACATCTCTTAGAACTATTCCAAAGCTACAAGAAGTGGGTAAAAGAAAACCCAAGATACAAATACACCCTAAACCAAAGAACAGGAGATATGGTAGCTGAACCTCTTGAATGTCCACTTACAATGGAGGGCTTTGAAGTCTACTGCTTCAATAAGTTTGACCTGACAATCGAACACTACATAAGAAATACTCAAGGAGCTTATGATGAATTTTGCGCTATCTCTACACATATAAAGCGAGAAATCCGCCAAGACCAAATCAACGGAGGCTTAGTAGGTCAATACAATGCGAACTTAACCGCACGTTTAAACGGACTAACTGAGAAGACTGAGAACACAATCGTAACAGAGCAACCGCTATTCAACTTTAATGTTTCAGGTAACAACAGCAATTCATAAAATCTACGAACTCCAAAAGAGAATCAAGATTATTCAAGGAGGTACGTCAGCAGGAAAGACATTCGGAATCCTGCCCGTACTTATAGACAAGTGTGC